TAACCTAAATGGCAGTATTCATGAGCAATGGAGTAGTTTTAACTGTCAATGCAGTTGATCTCTCAAACCACGTCACATCTGTAACACTCAACCGCTCATTCGATGAACTCGAAGTAACAGCAATGGGCGATTCAGGTCACAAGTTCGTCAAGGGTCTAGAGGCTTCTTCAGTCACTATTGATTTCCTAAACGACACAGCAACATCAAACGTTCTCCAGACACTTCAGGGACAATGGGGAAACAACGCTACAGTTACACTCAAGCAGACTTCTGCTGCAACATCAGCAACAAACCCTCTTTACACAATGACTTGCCTTATCAACAACACAACCGACATCAATGGTGCAGTTGGCGATTTATCAACTCAGTCTGTAACTTGGAACGTCTCTGGTACAGTAGCAATCACAACTTCCTGATAACTAACTAAGGGGCTAAAATGGCAAAACTCAAGGTAACAAGGGCAGACAACTCAGTAACAGAGTACGAGATTACTCCACTGATTGAATACGCCTTTGAGCAATACGCCAAGAAGGGCTTTCACAAAGCCTTGATTGAAGATCAGAAGCAGTCAGACGTGTACTGGCTCTGCTGGGAAGCAATTAGACGTTCGGGTGAAACAGTCAAACCTTTCGGGGAAGGATTTCTTGAGACTCTCAAGTCAGTTGAGGTCTTAGAATCTGACCCTTTGGAAGGATAGATCGGAACTCCATCACCTATACCGCAGCTCGCTTGAGTTACGAGTATGGAGTTCCTTTCAACACCATTGTAGAACTTACTCCAATGGCTTTTAAGGCACACATAGATGTGCTTAAAGATTTAGCAAAGGAGCGTGACGATGCCAGTAAAGCTGCAAGGCGCGGTCGCTCTTAGAAAAGCATTGGCTATTGTCGAGCCTACCTTGGCTAAAGAAGTCAGCAAAGAGATTGCTTCATTTCTAAAGCCAGTAGTTCGTAATGCTCGTGGCTTCATGCCTAGTAATGAACAAGCTCCTAGCGGTTGGCTTAAACGCCCTAATGCTGGCGGTCGCTGGTCTGCTCGAGCCTATGACGTTCAAGAAGCTCGCAGGGGCATAACTTTCAAGTCATCACCTAGCAAGCCTAATCGTTCAGGCTTTGCTGCCTTGGCTTCTATATTCAACAAATCTGCTGCTGGTGCTATCTATGAAACCGCAGGACGCAAGTCAGGCGTTACAGGTAACTTCACTCCTAAACTTGGTGGACAACTTGTTGGTAAGGGTCAGAAGATGACAGGTCGCGCAATCTTCAGAGCGTTTGAGGATGATCGTGGCAAGGCTCAAGATGGAGTCGTTAAAGCAATCTTTAAGGCACGAGACAAGTTCGACTCGATGAAGGATACGGTCTAATGGCAGATTTACGCATTGATGTTGCGGCTGAGTTCAAGGGCAAGAAAGCCTTTAAGGAAGCCGATAAAGCCGTTACAGGTCTTGACAGAGCTGTAGGCAAACTAGGCAAACAATTCGTTGGACTCTTTGCTGCACAGAAACTTGCACAGTTCGGTAAGGCTTCAGTCAAGGCTTTCGCAGCAGACCAACTAGGTGCTACTCGCCTTGCCAATGCCGTCAAGAACCTTGGCTTGGAATTCGCTAATCCATTTATCAGCGACTATATCTCTAATCTTGAAAAGACTAGCAAAGTCGCAGACGACATGCTTCGCCCTGCTTTCCAGCGTTTGCTCCAGCAGACAGGATCATTAAGCAAGTCCCAGTCAATCCTTAACACAGCCATTGAAGTCTCAGCAGGAACAGGCGAGAGCCTTAGTTCTGTCTCAGAGGATTTGGCTCGTGCTTACTATGGTCAGACACGTTCTCTTAAAAAGTATTCTCTGGGTCTAACTGACGCAGAATTAAAAACTAAATCATTCTCTGAACTTCAGGATATTCTGAACTCAAAGTTCACAGGCTCAAACGCTGCTTATCTTAATAGTTATACAGGGCAACTTGGAATCCTTTCTCTTGCTTGGAACAATCTTCAAGAGAACGCTGGCAAGGCTCTCTTTACTCTTGCAGGAGCTAGTGGAGACCAATCTTCGGGAGCAAAGCGTCTAGGTGGCGTTATTGATGCTTTTGGCGTTGGTCTTGTTGAAGCAGCAGCATTATTTAGTAATGCCTTTGCTGCCTTTGGTCAGGCATATTTTGGCGCAGCTACTCCCAAGAGTCCAACAGCACCTTCAGCAAAGCCTGGACAAGAACTCTTTCGCAGTTCTATGTCTAATGATGCAAAACTTAAAGCTCTTGAAAAAAAGCAAGCGGATCTCTATAAGCAACAGTTAGCAGCAACCAAGGCAATTACTCTTGAACAAAAAAAACAAGCAGCTCTCAAAAAAGCTGGTTCAGTCTTTGACTTAGAACAGATTCAGATTCTTGCCGCGTTAAAGGGAAATATCTCACAAGAGGATAGAACTCGCCTTGAGGCTCAAGCAGCAATTCTTAACGGCAACTCTGAACTGGCAACCAAGCTGACCAAGGATATCCTCATGGCTCAGGACTCAACAGGAAAGCTCTACCAATACTTCTTGTCTATTCCAGATGCTAAGAATCCTTTTGCTTATCTAGATCAATGGATTGCAGACTTTCAGAAGAAAATGAATTCCCTCACTATGACCTCAACCTATACTCCAGCAGGGTTAGCACCTGAACTGGCTGCTATGAGCGTTGTAGCAGGGTATGGAGACTATGCTGGCTCTATTGCTAACCAGGCAAGCAATGTGGACTTCCCCTCTTACGGCATGCAGACAGGCGGTGGAGACACCATCATCAATGTCCAAGTTGCTGGCAATATCATTCGTGAGCAGGAACTTATTGATAAAGTCCTAGCAGGAGCGCAATTGTCAAGTCTTTCAGGTTCACCATCTCAAATTGGTAGAATCGCAGGTATGTTCGGCTAATGGCACTCCCAGCGCAGATAGCCGTTTCCTTTGACTTTACTAACGGCGCTACTTTCGGTTATAACGGCTTCGTCATTGGCGACCCTAAGTACGGAATTCTCGGAACTAACACTTTAGGCGACTCAACTTCCCCAGAACCGACAATCGATCTAACGCCTAACGTTTATGAAATCAGCATCACCCGTGGGCGCAATATCCAGCGCGACCAGTATGAAGCAGGGCAATGCACAGTTCGAGTATTAGACCCTCTCAGCTATTTTAACCCACAGAACGTATCCAGTCCTTATTACGGCAAACTTGTTCCGCTTCGTAAGTTGCGTGTCTCAGCCACTACAGCCACGACTCAAAAGTACCTATTCTCAGGCTATGCAATTGAGTACCGTTATACCTACCCAGTAAATCAAGATACTGGTTATGTAGATATTGTATGCCAAGATGCCTTTCGCTTATTTAACATGGCTAATGTCAATACCATCACAGACTCAGGCGCAGGGCAGACTACAGGCACACGCATAGACAAAATACTTAACCAAGTGTCATTTCCTACTTCAATGCGTACAGTAGCGGCAGGTGCTAATACTTGTATTGCTGATCCTGCAACTAACCGCACAAGCCTTGCAGCTATTAAGAACGCAGAGTTCTCTGAGACAGGCGCGTTCTATATGGACACCTCAGGCACAGCCGTATTTAAGTCCAGAGCGCAGGTCATGGCTTCTCTTGCTACTTCTCCAACAGCCTTCAATCAAACTGGTGGGATTCCCTACAAGAACCTCAAGTACGCCTTCGATGACAAACTCATCATTAACCAAGCCAACTTAGGACGCGTAGGCGGCACAGTCCAGGTTGTTACCAATCAAACCTCAGTTGATAAATACTTTCCTCACTCAGTCACGCAGACAGACCTTGTAGCTGAGACAGATACCATCGTCTCGGAGATTGCCAAGGAATACATTGCTACCCGTCAAGAGACAACTATCCGCATTGACGAGATGACAGTTGATCTACTAGACCCTTCAGTTCCAACCGACACAATGCTTGGACTTGATTACTTCTCGAATCTGCTTATTACCAACGTTCAGCCTGACGGTTCAACCATTGTTAAGAATCTACAATTTCAAGGCATTAACTGGTCAATCACGCCTAACAAGATGACTGCAAACATTACAACGCTTGAGCCAATAGCCGATGGCTTCATCGTTGGAAGCTCGTATTACGGTATAATCGGCACCAACACATTGGGATATTAGGAGCATCATGGCATCAGGACTACCAGCAGCAACAGGAGACGTTTTAACAGCCGCGACAGTTAATGGGCTTGTAGCCTTTACCGTCAATACTGCTCAAACGGCAGATTACACAGCAGTTTTGAACGACCAATATCAAACTATTACTCCGATAAATAAGGCAACTGCGATTGCATTCAAAATCCCTACAAACGCTTCGGTAGCTTTTCCCGTGGGAACTTGTCTTACTGTGTTAAATGTTGGCGCAGGTACTTGCACAATCAGCGCAGTTACTTCTGGAACTACTACAGTTCTTTCAGCTGGCGCAGTTGCAGCTTCACCAACTCTTGCTCAATACAAATCAGCAGCATGCATTAAAACGGCGACCGATACTTGGTATGTCATAGGCGGCATTGCTTAATGATTACTGCAATAACAGCAGGATTATTAGACGTTAAAACAGCCGCGGCTGCACCAACTTCAATCGACTACTTGGTTGTCGCAGGTGGAGCTGGTGGCGGTGGAAACACTGATAACGGCGGAGGTAATCCTGGAGCTGGTGGCGGTGGCGCAGGTGGTTTAAGATGCACAGTTACAGCAACAGGTGGCGGTGGTACTCTTGAAACAGCTTTGTCAGTTTCTTTAGGATCTAGTTATACGGTAACTGTTGGAGCAGGTGGCGCAGGTGGAACAACAACAGCGGGAACTGCATCAAGAGGCACAAATGGTAATAACTCTGTTTTTGCAACGATTACTTCAACAGGCGGCGGTGGCGGTGGCGGTTCTTTAGGAACTCCAAATAGCGGCGGAGCTGGTGGTGGCGCAGGTGGAACTGGTACGTCAATAAGCGGTGGAACTGGTACTGCAAATCAAGGTTACGCAGGTGGAAGCAATGGAGCTGGATATGCTGGCGGCGGTGGCGGCGGTGCAAATGCGGTTGGCGCAAATGCTAGCGGCGGTGCAGGTGGTAACGGCGGTGCAGGAGTTTCTACATCTATTTCAAGTGCCTCTGTAACATATGCTGGCGGCGGTGGCGGCGGTGAATTCGGTGGCGCAGGTGGAACTGGCGGTTCTGGCGGCGGTGGCGCAGGTGGTAACGGCGGCGATGTGGCCGGTAGCGCGGGAACAGTTAATACAGGCGGTGGCGGCGGCGGTGGCGGCGGCAAGGGTATCAGCGTCGTTGGTGGCAGTGGCGGTTCAGGAATTGTTATTTTGCGATATGCAGATACCAAAGCAGATTTAACAACAATCGGCGCTGGACTTACATATACAAAAACTACTTCGGGTGGATACAAGATATATAAGTTTACTGCAGGAACAGGAACGGTGACTGTCTAATGGCTCATTACGCGTTTCTTGATGACTCTAACATTGTCACAGAAATTATCGTCGGTAAAGATGAAACCGAAACCATTGAAGGTTTAACGCCAGAAGAATGGTACGGCAATTATCGCAGTCAACGTTGTGTGCGTACTTCCTACAATGGAAATATCCGTTACAATTACGCTGGAGTTGGATATACATACGATCCAATAGATGATGCTTTTATTGCTCCCATGCCTGAATGTGGGCACGAGTCTTTATTATTGAATGATAAAAAACGATGGGAGTGTGCAAGCTGCGATGAAATCACCAAAGCTATGCATCGCGGGGCAACAGCTTAGACTTCAAGTCGATGATAGTTACCCAGATAGAGATCGCACCTCAGACGGCTGGATTGGCGACACTCGTCATCAATCACGTCCTTCTGACCACAATCCTGATGCAGAAGGTATCGTCCGAGCCGTTGATATTGACAGGGATTTATCTGGCAAAGCAAAGCCAGACCTCATGCCTGACCTTGCGGATCAACTACGACTCTGTGCAAAACGTGGCGATAAGAGAATTAGTTACATTATCTTCGATGGCAGAATCGCATCGTCTAAGAAGGCTTGGGCTTGGCGTCCTTACGATGGGATTAATAAGCACAATCATCATTGCCATATTAGCTTTACCAAGAAGGGCGATGCAGATGGCTCGTTCTTTAATGTACCCATGATAGGTGGAACAGCATGAATATGAAGAACCCTTATGTAATGTCAGTAGGAGCGTTCCTAGCAGTATGGGGCACAACCTCTAACTTTGCTCTGGACTACCGAGCAATCCTTGGCTCACTTGTCGCAGGTGTCTTTGGATACGCTACTCCTAAAAAATGAGCGCGGTTGATTATGCTGCTTGGGCTGTGGGTGTTGTCACTGTGCTTGGTGGTGTTGCTTCATATACCCAGTTCATGATTAAGCATTACCTGACAGAGCTGAAGCCTAACGGCGGCTCTAGCATTAAGGATCAGGTCAATCGCCTTGAAGTGCGTGTCGATACAATCATCGAGATGTTAGGTAAGTAACACTTATCTCATGGCAAGAACCAAGAAGGTCATTGACCTAGACGCATACTCTGCGCTAGACCAGTATTGCATTGCTCTGCACGTTTATTACACCAGTTTGCGCAAGGCTGGCTTCTCTACTGATATGGCTTTCTGGCTTCTCTTAGATCGTGAGTCCTATCCTGACTGGATTCTGCCAGTCAAGCCCATCGAGAAAATATCGGGTAATCCCTATGAGGACGATGACGAGGACTGATGAAGAAAATCGTAATTCTGAGCGACCTGCAAGTTCCCTTCGAGGACGTACATGTAACTCAGAACATAGCACGATTCCTCAAGACCTTTAAGCCAGACCAGACAGTTACCATTGGTGACGAAATTGACTTCCAGACCATAAGCAAGTGGTCTGAAGGTACGCCTCAAGCCTACGAGCAGACCCTTGGCGATGACAGAGACCAGTGTGTGCAGCTTCTCTGGGAACTAGGCGTTACAGACTGCATACGATCTAACCACACAGACCGTCTCTACAACATAATCATGAAGAAGATTCCAAGCTTCTTGTCCTTGCCAGAGCTGCGCTTTGAGAAGTTCATGAAGTTTGACGAACTAGGCATAACCTTCCACAAGACTCCCATGGCTATTGCTCCTAACTGGATTGCAGTCCATGGCGACCATACCCCTATCAAGCAACTGGGCGGTCTCTCAGCCCTTGAAGCAGCCCGTAGGCATGGCAAGAACGTCATCTCAGGACATACTCACAGAGCAGGGCGTAGCGCCTTCACAGAAGCCTCTGGAGGGCGTTTAGGGCGTGTTCTACATGGAGTTGAGGTAGGTAATCTGATGGACTTTAGACAAGCCTCATACACCAAGGGAACGGCTAATTGGCAGCAAGCCTTTGCCATTATGTATGTCAAGGCTTCTAACGTGCAGGTGGACATTATCCACATCGAGAAGAACGGCACATTTATCGTGCAGGGCAAGGTCTATGGAAGGGTTCGCTAGACCAGACTTCGGAGACGAAACTGTGGACGAAATCGTTACCGTTTCGTTATACAAGTTTGGCTTCTGTCGCCTGCACCTGATGTAATACTTCTGCTGTTCCCAAAGTATGGGACAGAAGGGCTACACATGACAGTTTTACAGTTGATCCTGTTGGCAACACACGCACTAATCGCGGTTATCTTCTACACAGATGGCAAGCGCACAGGCTATGTCGAAGGACGCAAGGCGGTTCGCAAGCACTATGAGGGTTTAATGGCTCGCGATCAAAGAATAAATGAAGCTCGAAATCATCAGCTAATTAAGGCATGGGATAACGAGTGAACGCCCGTGACTACCTCAACGAAGCGAGAGCTACTATCCAAGACCGAGGACTTGATTACGGTCACCCTAGCGACAATATGCAACGCACAGCCTCACTCTGGAGCGCATACCTCGAAATGCCAGTTACAGATTATCAAGTGGCGATGTGTATGGCATTGGTCAAAATCGCAAGAAGCATGGAGACTGCAAAGTCAGACACTTACATCGACC